ATTTCTAAAACCGACGCAGAGCGTTACGGCTATGAAACCTACGCTGAGAAAGCGGAGAAGTTGAATGGACGCACTGCTATGCTTGGATTTGTTGCTGCTGTTATCAGCTATGCTACTAGCGGTAGTGTATTTTTCTTTGGTATCTTCGGATTCTGATGACTGAAATTATTTTTACCCTGACGACGGTTGCATTCTTCTGTCTTCTTGGTTATACTGTTGAACAACTCGCTGAAACTTATTAATGTCTTTCAACGTTACTCTTCGCTCTCCTGATGGCACAGAGAATACTGTCACTGTAGAAAGTGATCAGTATGTTCTAGATGCTGCTGAGGAGCAAGGTATTGATCTCCCTTACTCTTGCCGTGCTGGTGCTTGTTCTTCCTGTGCTGGTAAAGTTGTAAGCGGAACTCTTGATCAAAGCGATCAGTCATTCCTTGATGACGATCAGATTGAAGAGGGATTTGCACTCCTCTGTGTTGCATATCCTACCTCTGACTGTGTTATTGAAACTGAAAAAGAAGACTCACTTTATTGATGGAAAATTCTATTCTCGAAATCCTAACTTATTATGTTATTGGTGGTGCCCTTTTGATTGGTGCCCCAGGAGTATTCTTCTTTATTGTATTCATGCCTGCCCTTCAAAATACGAAGGGACGTATGGTTGGATATGCAGATCACAAAACTTATGGAGATTCCTCCATTTACGAAAACACTAAAGGTGATTCAGACAGATACTTCTTACAAATTAGCGGAAATAATCCGTGATACTTATCCACAACTTTTCTATTTAAAAGGAGCAAAGTACAATGAACGAAAGAGCAGAACGGATCAACGGATGGGCAGCGATGATCGGAGTGATCGCTGCGATGGGTAGTTATGCCACCACTGGGCAAATCATCCCAGGTTTATGGTGAACGACATGTTACTCATAGCTGCATCGATGCTAGGAGGGTTTCTATTTGCTGCCCTATTGACTGAAGATGTAGATGATGATGACAACGGACCTGGTGGGGGATTGATGAGTCCGGTTTACGCACCGTCACCCTCTTGACATAAACTATATACTACAGTATCATTGGAGCACAGCGTTGCTCCTTTTTTAATGCTTAAAAAACTGATCGACAAACTTTTCTCTGAGAAAATTACAGAAGAAAAAATTGAATGTGCTATTGACGACAACACTGTTAATTGTGAAACATTTGACGATGATCAAGAAAAAGCATTCACAGGAGTTCCCGCCCCTGTCGAACACGTTCTTGATGAATGGTTCATGAGTCCTTATGGCGAACCTCTTCCACCAAAAGAGAAGTTTGCTGGAAATTATCAGTATCCCATCTACTCCCCGTATCAAGCAGTTGATGCAGGAAAAAAGGAACAGAATGGTGATGATGGAATGCATCAAAAAATGTATGATATCGCTACTCAGAGTGGTAAAACCACTATGCAACTAAATCCTATTGGTGGTTCTGAAAATTTCCAAGGCGGTTCCGAAAATGTCCATCGATGACTGGCGCTACAGCGATCAAAAAATGAAAGTGCGTGAGCAAGCATTAAAGATTTTACTTGCAAAATTTGGAGGAGAAATGGAAGGAGTGGTTCCTAAATATTCGAGCCAGTCCATCTATGAATGTGCTCAAGATTGGGTTTCCCAAGGTAACATGCATACTGCTGGTATTGTCCAATATTACAAGGCTTATTATGCAAAAGGTAATTAATGTACTAGCATTACTTTCATTCTTAGGAACCTCTGCTATAATTGGTGGAGGAACATATGTTTTTCTCAATAAAGACACCTATATTGAGAATGCAAAATCAAATATTACTAAGTTAGTGGGAGAGGCAATGATTGATGCGCTTCCAACTGCATTAGACGCTGAACTTCCTACAGCGTTACCTACAACTACCGGAGGTATTCTTCCTTGAAAAAAATTATTACTATGTTGATGGCAGCAGCACTTACTGCTCCTGCTTTCGCTGATGAATCGAAAGTAAAGCGTTGGCACTCTTTTGATTCGATGGGTTGTATGATGCTTCGTGAATGCACTGAAGATGTAAGACAAGTTAAAACTTGGCAAAGTCTTGGTGATGAGTATGAACCTTTTTCTGAGGAGATCACTGATATTATCACCAGTATGAGTCGTATTGGAATCAATGTTTATGTCGGTGACTCAAAATACTTTGCAACCCTTACACGCGGACTTTATTATGTGAAGGGTAATGACATGTTCTTGAACGAACGTTATTTGTCTAACCCCACCATGATGGTAAAGGTTCTTAGACATGAAGGATGGCACGCTGTTCAAGATTGTATGGCTGGCACAATTGATAATACTTTCACTGCTGTTGTGCTTCAAGATGGTGTAGTGCCTGATTGGATCGCAAACGGTGCTGAGAGAACTTATCCTGAACATGCAGTTCCGTATGAAGCAGAGGCAATGTATGCAGCATTCTCTGACACTATGACAAGGGATGGTTTGAAGGCATGTGCCGGATCAAAGAAGATGTGGGAAGTTTATGAACCCACACCCCTTACTAAAAAATGGTTGGTTGAACAAGGTTTTATTGCTAAATAAAGTCGCCATGCTGGTGACTTATGCCTGAAGAAGTAAAGAAGGAAGAAACTAAGAAGAAAGGTCCTCTTGGTAGATTAAAAGATAAAGTTGAGGACGCCGATGAACAATTGGCAGTCCTCAGCACATTAGTTAGACTTGGTATTCTTGTTTGGAGTGGTGGTATTCTTACCCTTAACTACGTGACAATCCCTGGATTACCGCAGCAGAAGATCGATCCAACCTTCATAGCCAGCGTGTTCACTGGGGTTTTAGCTACGTTCGGGGTTCAGACGGCGAAGAAGTCTGGTGATGGTACTATGAAGATGAATGGTGCTGCTGCCCCTGGTGCAGTCACTAAAGCAGACATGGAGAAGTTGATTGAAAAGGCAACTCAATCTGCCCCTGCTCAAATCATTCGTATTGAACAGGCACCTCTTAAGATTACAACCGCTCCTACCACGAGTGACGAAAAATATAAGATGTGATCTAAATAGATTGTAGTCCATGTAGGTTTCCCATGTATAGGGAACCGCACCTTCAAAAGAAGTCGGATGAGTGTGCTGCTTTGTGGGGGGAGTGGCACACTTTGTGGCGAAAAAAGCATTAGGTGCTCCAGATGCAAGAGAAAAATGGGGCAAATGTGTCACGGAATTTGGTGAAATGATAAGTCAGGAAGTCAAAACAAACCCCCGTTATACTTCAATCAGGAAGATATAGATAGTGTAGTTGCGTAAACTTTATGAAGTTTATTTTCGCATTTATCGCTACATTATTTCTTGCTGCACCGGCATGGGCAGTAGATGTTCAAATGGGATCAAACGGTAATCTGGTATTTGATCCAGCAGAAGTCACTATATCGGCGGGAGAATCAGTTCATTTTGTAAACAACATGCTTCCCCCTCACAATGTCATTGTGGAGGATCGTCCAGATTTGGGACATGAATCCTTAGCAATGTTACCAGGTGAGGAGTTTGATGTTGTTTTTAATGATCCAGGCGACTATACTTATTGGTGTGCCCCTCATAAAGGTGCAGGTATGATCGGTACTGTACATGTTGAATGAACAAGGACGAAAAAAGAGAGTTCTACAAAGGACTTAGAGAAAGAATTAAACAGCTCAGAATGGAGCATTTGTTTGAAGAACCATGTCCTTTATATGAGGATGTAGATGAAGATGATGAACACTTTTAATACTGTAATCTTAGATATTACAGTCGCTATTATAGATTTTTTATACAAAGGGAGGGATTATCAACGTTTTTGGGTACTAGAGGAGATTGCTAGAGCACCTTATTTTGCATTTTTGAGTGTATTGCATTTAAGGGAGTCTATGGGTTTACGAGGTCCAGAACACATCTATCTAATGGAGGAACATTTTGCTCAAACTCTTAACGAAACAGAACATCTGGAATACATGGAAAGCAGGGGTGGCTCTGCTTATTGGATTGATCGCTTTTTCGCCCGACACCTTGTACTTGTCTACTAT